ATAAAGGTAATTTTGAATATAGTTGGGTAATAACATTACCATATAAGGATGATGGGTATGTTTATGAAACCTACGAAGAAGCAGAACTTGCTTGTCTTAAAAAATTAATCGAAATTATAGAGCAAAAGCAAAATGAACAACAATAAAGTTGCAATCTCTAAACAAACCACCTATATTAAAAACAAAAGTTATAAACAATGGATATTAATTCAATCAGAGCAAAATTAAACGCTCTACAAACTCAGAACAGCCGTCCTTCTGGAGAGTCACGTAAGAATGTCTTCTGGAAGCCTGCCGTGGGCAAGCAAACAATCCGTATTGTACCTTCTATGTACAACAAGTCTAATCCGTTTTCGGAATTATTTTTCCACTACGGAATTGACAAGAACCCTGTAATCTCTCCTACTAACTGGGGTGAGAAAGATCCAATCGTTGAGTTCGCCAAACAGTTACGTCAGACTAAAGATAAAGAATCTTGGAGTCTTGCTCGTAAATTGGATCCTAAGATGAGAGTATTTGTACCTATCATCGTTAGAGGTGAAGAACATGAAGGAGTAAAATTGTGGGGCTTTGGTAAAGAGATCTACATGGAATTACTTTCAATGGTTGAAGATGAGGATATCGGAGACTACACCGACATCGTTACCGGCCGTGATTTAAATTTAACCACAGTAGGTAAAGAAACTACCGGAACTGGTTTTAACAAAACCACAGTACGTGCTAGAACTGCACAAACTCCTTTGGCAGAAGATCAAACCTTGTTGAACAAAATCTTAAATGAACAGCCAGATCCTTTAAAGGCTTTCTCTAGAATGTCTTTTGATGATATGAAGGCTTTGTTACAACGCTGGCTTGCACCTGAGGAAGAAGAAGGAGCAATCTCATCTGAACCTGCTTCAAACTTTGATGATAGTCCTGCAGTAGCACCTGCACCTACAGTAGAAGCACCTTGGAAGAAACCTGCTAGTACTTTTACTTTAGAATCACAAGGTAAGAAAGTAGAATCTAAAGCAGACAAGTTTGATTCTTTATTTAACGACGACGACAACGATTTACCTTTCTAATTAAGTTATGGCAAAGAAAAGCGCATCACTAACAGAGGCCGTATCTGCTGAACTTAAGAAGGGATTCTCTTTAGATAAATTTAAAGAGAAGAAACTACTAAAGGGTAACGTAAAATTTAAGGATCAAACCTGGATACCACTCTCTGAAGCATTTCAGGAAGTAACTTCTATCCCCGGTATTCCAATGGGTCATATAGTAATGCTGAGAGGTCATTCCGATACAGGAAAGACCACAGCATTGCTTGAGGCGGCAGTATCGGCTCAAAAAGCAGGCATCCTTCCGGTCTTTATCATCACTGAGATGAAATGGAACTGGGAACATGCCATGCAGATGGGACTTCAGGTAGAAGAGAAGGTTGATCCGGATACCGGTGAGGTTGTGGATTATGTCGGGCAGTTCATTTATGTAGATAGAGAAACTCTAAACACAATTGAGGATGTTGCCGGATTCATTCTTGACTTAATTGACGAGCAGAAGAAAGGCAGCTTACCTTATGACTTATTATTCCTTTGGGATTCGATCGGATCAGTTCCTTGTGAATTGTCTGTAAGAAGCAACAAAAATAATGCAGAATGGAACGCAGGAGCAATGTCTACACAATTTGGTAATTTAGTTAATCAAAAGATTGTAATGTCTAGGAAGGAGTCTATGCCGTTCACAAACACCCTGGTAGTGGTTAATAAAGTATGGACTCAGAAACCAGAATCACCTATGGGACAACCTCGCCTAGAAAACAAAGGGGGTAAGACCATGTGGTATGACGCAACCTTCGTTGTTACATTCGGGAACATTATGAATGCTGGAACTTCTAAGATTAAGGCTATTAAAGACGGAAAACAAGTTGAATTTGCTAAAAGAACAAACCTGCAAATAGACAAGAACCACATTAATGGAATTACAACTAGAGGTAAGATTATCATGACACCGCATGGGTTCATTAACGATACTGAAAAAGACCTTAAACAATATAAAGACGCTCATGCTAAGGAGTGGTCTGCTATCCTAGGAGGAATAGACTTTTCAGTAGTTGAAGAAAATCCAGAAAATACAGGTCCGGATTTTTTTGAAAACGAACCAGAATAAAACAAGAGCCTCGCCTATTTATAATTGTAGAGTCGAGGCTACGTTTTACTAATTTAAACACTAAAAAAACTCTTGGTGAGTAAGGACCTCGACCCTGAAAACCAGGAGTTTTTTATTTTATGGATTATAGAAGTATTTACAAAGATCTAATTGCAAAAGCAAAAGCAGAACTAAGAAACAAAAGCAAGGAACGTTACTACGAAGTTCATCACATAAAACCTAAATCGTTGGGCGGTACTGGTAAAAATCATGAATGGCAAACTCACCCTAACTTAGTCCTATTAACAGCAAAAGAGCATTTTGTTGCCCATCTACTGTTATGTGAAATATACCCAGACAATCAAAAATTGAAAAAAGCACTCTGGGCATTAGTTAATGCAACAAAAAATAACCGGTATAAAGTATCTGCTAGGGTTTACCAAAGAACCAAACAAGATTACATTCAGACTATCAAAGGAGTTCCTAAATCAAAAGAAGCCTTGGAGAAACGAACAGCAACTAGGAAAGCAGCAGGTACTTATAACAGGAGCTTAGAAGTAATCCAGAAAGGAATTGAAACCCGGAAAGCTAATGGAAGCTACTATTACGAAAGAACCCCGGAACATAATAAGAAACTTTCACAAGCAAAGCAAGGTAAGCGTTTAAAAGGAAAAACAATATTAGATCCAGCTACAGGCAATCACTATGCGTCTCAAACACAGGCAATAGAGGCTTTAGGAATATCAATGACCGGGCTTTACGGAAGATTAAAACGAGGGGAATTGTTAAGAATGTAGTTGCCTTGCAGGGGCTTTTTTCGTATCTTTAGGTATATTTATAACTAAAAGAAAAAATGGATAATTTCGATTTAAAAAAGTATTTAGTAGAAAACAAGGTAACTACTAATTCAAAAACAGTAAATGAAGGATCTAAAAATCCTTTTGCAGGTTTAGCTGGAAAAGCAGCAAAAGAGTTTATTCACGCTAGTGAAAACGGAGTAGGGCCTGCAAGGTTTGTAAAAGCAATGTTTCAAAACTACCGTGAGTGGTTTGGAGAAGCTTTAGAGGAAGAAGGTACTTTTTATGAATATACACCACAAGATGCAGCACTTTTAAGAGCAATCGGAGAAGAAGATTTATTAGACCCAGACGGAGAAGAAGAGGAAGAAGATTTCTTAGGTCTAGAAGGAGAAGAAGAGGGAGAAGACTAAAAAACAAACCGAAAGAATTACAGAAGAGCCCTTGCCTTGCAGGGGCTTTTTTATTATCTTTATAGTCATGGCAGTTGATTATAAAGCCTTGCTGAGTAATATCAAGCAAGAAGAAATTACAACACCGGTAGATGAGAATTTTCATTCCCGGGTTTTAATTATTGATGCATTAAACTTATTCTTTAGAAACTTTGCAACCATTAATATGACAAACTCTGATGGAGCTCATATTGGAGGTCTGGCAGGTTCTATTAGGTCATTAGGATCTTTGATACAACTCTCACAGCCGACTGGGGTGTATGTAATCTTTGACGGAGTAGGATCTTCAACAAACAGAAAAAATTTACTTCCGGAGTATAAATCAAACCGAGGAATAACCAGAATAACAAACTGGGATGCTTTTGATGATTTGGAAGATGAGAATGATGCAAAGGTTGGTCAAATAACAAGATTCATCCATTACCTTCAATGTCTACCAATTAAAGTTGGTATGATTGATAAAGCAGAAGCGGATGATATGATTGCTTACATGGCTAAGGAATTACCTAAAAGATTTGACTCACAGGTTATTATGGTATCTTCAGATAAAGATTACCTCCAGCTTGTCTCAGACAAAGTAACTTTGTACCGTCCGGTAACTAAAGTATTTTATGGACCAAAGGATGTTAAGAAGGAATTCATGATTCATCCAGATAATTTTATTATTTACAAGACTATGCTTGGAGATCAATCAGATAAGATTGAAGGCATTAAAGGCCTGGGCCCTAAAACACTTTTAAAGTTATTCCCAGACATCATGACCGTTCCTATGACTTTAGAAGATATTTTTCAGCATGCAGAAGATAATCTCTCAAAGCATAAAGTATATGCACAGATCTTATTCAGAAGACAGAATCTTGAGAATCATTATAAGTTAATGGATTTAAAAAATCCAATCCTGGATGATAGACAGATTACCTACATCAACGGTTTGATTGCAGAAGAGAATAATGGCTTTTATAAAAAGCAGTTCTTGGAACTTTATGAATTAGACGGTATTGGGCATTTTATTAAGAATATTGATTATTGGGCAACAGATATTTTCTTCAAGCTTGCTAAATACAAGTAAAGTTCGTAAATGTTGATGTTAAGACTATTTATAATAAATGGAGTATCTTAAACATTATAACTTGCTAATGCAGAAAGCACAACAAGAAAATAGGGTAAAAACAAAAGAAATTTATTACGAAAAGCACCACATAGTACCTAAAAGCGAAGGTGGTTCCAATACAAAGGAGAATTTAGTGTTATTAACAGCTAGAGAGCATTTTATAGCACATTGGCTGCTGTATAGGGATAACCCAAATAGCCAATCTCGAGCTTATGCTTTCTGGAAGATGTGCGCTCAACACAATCCAAAGCAGAGTAGATATACACCTAGTTCTAGAATATACGAGGAAGCTCGGCTAGGGTTTAGAGAAGCTAATTCAAAAACACATAAAGGAAAAACTTTAACCGAAAGCCACAAAAAACAAATATCAGAAAGAAGAAAAGGAAAAGCAACACGGACAGGATTTCTACATACAGAGGAAACCAAACGGCGAATCTCAGAAACAAAAAAAGGAGCTCCTACTTGGAATAAAGGATTACCTAGAACCGCTGATGAAAAAAAAGCTATATCAGAAGCAAAAAAGGGAGTAGAAAATCCAAAAAAGTGGAGAGCAGTATTGCAGTTGGATTTAGAGACAGAAAAAGTACTTCAAGAATATAGTAGTATAAAGGAAACAAGACAGTATGGTTTTTCACCATCTGCAATCAGGAATTGCTGTTATAAGAATAAAACACAAAATAAAAAAGCAGTTTCCGGAGGGTATATGTGGATTTACAGGGATTAAGTTCGTATATTAATTAAAACAAGTTATAAAAAGAAGTTATAAAAAATGGCATCACTTAAAGTATTAACAGACTATGGATCCGCTTTTCAAGTAAAGACAATCGGAGCCCTACTAACAAGAAAAGAATTTGTCCAGAATATACACGACATTCTATCAGACGAACATTTTCCAAACCCAGCTCACAAGTGGATTATAAATGAGATTTTACAGTACTGGAATAAATATCACACTGTTATCTCAATGGATACTCTAAAAATCGGAGTAAAAAAATTAGATAACGATGTACTCAAAACTTCTATTATTGAGCAGTTAAAAGAAGCCTATAGACACTCTGATGATGAACTTCAGTATGTAGAGGAAGAATTTACAGCCTTTTGTAAGAACCAGCAATTAAAGACAGCCTTACTATCATCAGTTGATTTATTAAATTCAGGTGACTATGATAACATTCGTCATTTGATTGATAATGCATTAAAAGCCGGACAGGATAGAAATATTGGACACGAATATAACAAAGATATTGAAACTCGTTACCGTGAAGATTATCGTCCTACTATCCCAACTCCTTGGCCGATGTTGAATCAACTAACCCAGGGTGGATTTGGACCCGGTGATTTAGGTATTGTATTCGGTAATCCAGGCGGTGGTAAATCCTGGATGATGGTTGCTATGGCCGCTCATGCCGTTAAGATGGGATACAATGTAGTTTACTACTCATTAGAATTAGGACAGGATTATGTTGGTAAACGTTTTGACTGTTATTTTACCGGACATTCTATTGAAGAGATTCAGCACCACAGAGACGAGGTTGAGAAGGTGGTTGAAGGTCTGGCTGGTAAGTTGATAGTAAAAGAATATCCACCTAAGGCAGCCACTGTGTCAACCTTGAAAGCCCATCTTCAGAAGTGTATTGATGCTGAGGTAAAACCTGATTTAGTTATTATTGACTATATTGATTACTTGAGAGCACCTTCTAAGAAATTTGCCGAGCGTAAAGACGAGATTGATGACCTGTATGTAAGCTGTAAAGGACTTGCCAAAGAATTTAAAGTTACCGTACTTTCACCTTCTCAGGTTAATAGAATGGGAGCAAAAGATGATATCATTGAAGGAGATAAAGCAGCAGGTTCATATGATAAGATCATGGTTGCCGATTTCTGTTTATCTTTATCTAGAAAGAAAGAAGATAAAGTTCATGGAACAGGTCGAGTACATATCATGAAGAATAGATACGGTATGGACGGTATGACTTACGGAGCAAAAATCGATACTAACAACGGTCATATTGAACTTACGGAAGATTTACCTACCTACGAAGAATCTACTTCTAACACACCAGTAACATTCTCCCAAGTTGATTCTTTCGATAAACGTGAACTCGCTAAGAAGTTTGCACAACTTTCCAATTTTTCTTAAAAAAACAAGGAATTTTTAACAAAAACTAGATACTTATCAAATACATTACAAGTTACACAAAATGGATATTAGTCAGAAAATTTTAAGCGACGTGACGGTCTTTATGAAATATGCGAAGTACCAACCGCATTTGAACCGCCGAGAAACATGGGAAGAGTTGGTTACAAGAAACAAAGAAATGCATCAGAAGAAATATCCCCAGCTTGCTGAGGAGATTGAGACAGCGTATAAGTACGTGTACGATAAGAAGATTTTACCTTCAATGCGTTCGATGCAATTTGCCGGAAGACCTATCGAGGTTAATCCTGCCCGTATTTACAACTGTGCATTTTTACCAATTGATGATTGGAGAGCCTTTGGTGAAGTTATGTTCTTACTTTTAGGTGGAACCGGGGTAGGCTATTCAGTTCAATATGAGCATGTAGAAAAATTACCTGAGATCAGAAAACCAAACCCAAATAGAAGAAAGAGATTCTTAATCGGAGATTCAATCGAGGGTTGGGCTGATGCAGTTAAAGTCTTAATGAAGTCTTACTTTAGAGGAACCTCAACAATTGATTTTGATTTCTCAGATATCAGACCTAAAGGTGCAAGATTAGTTACTGCAGGTGGTAAAGCACCCGGACCAGCTCCTTTGAGAGAATGTCTAGCAAAATTACAGGGTATGCTTGAGGCTAAAGAAGACGGTGAAAGATTAACTACTATTGAAGTTCATGATATGGTTTGTCATATTGCTGATGCAGTATTGGCAGGTGGTATCAGAAGAGCAGCTTTGATCTCTTTGTTCTCTGCTGATGATGATGAGATGATTGCTTGTAAATCAGGAGCATGGTGGGAGTTAAATCCTCAACGTGGAAGAGCTAACAACTCAGCAGTTCTTTTAAGAGCAACAACCGAAAAAGAACAATTCCTTGATATCTGGAAAAGAATTGAGAATTCAGGAGCAGGAGAACCAGGAATTTACTTTACTAATAATTTGGAGTGGGGAACCAATCCTTGCTGTGAGATTGCCTTGCGTCCTTTCCAATTTTGTAACTTATGTGAAGTAAATGTTTCTGATATTGAATCTCAGGAAGATTTTAATAACAGAGTTAAGGCAGCAGCCTTCGTAGGAACTTTACAGGCAGGTTATTCTGACTTCCATTACTTGAGAGAAGTTTGGAAACGCACTACTGAGAAAGAAGCTTTGATCGGAGTATCAATGACCGGTATCGGTTCAGGAGCAGTTTTAAACTATGATATGACAGAAGCTGCTGAGATTGTAAAACAAGAGAATGAAAGGGTTGCTAAGATTTTAGGAATCAATAGTGCCGCAAGATGTACCACAGTTAAGCCTGCAGGTACAACCTCTCTAACACTTGGAACCTCTAGTGGAATTCATGCATGGCATAACGATTACTACTTACGTAGAGTAAGAGTAGGTAAGAACGAAGCAGTTTACACTTACCTTTCAATCTACCATCCGGAGTTACTTGAAGACGATCAGTTCCGTCCTCACGATACTGCAATCATTACAGTACCTCAAAAAGCACCAGAAGGAGCAATCTTAAGAGTAGAATCTCCTTTTGACCTACTTGAGAGAGTGAAGAAAGTAACTAAGGAATGGATTAAACCCGGACATAGAAAAGGAAACAATACTCACAACGTTTCTGCTACAATCTCAATCAGAGAAAATGAATGGGAATCAGTTGGAGAATGGTTTTGGACAAACAGAAAATTTTACAACGGTCTTTCAGTTTTACCTTATGATGGCCACAGCTACGTTCAAGCTCCCTTTACTGATTGCTCTAGAGAAGAGTATGAAGCACTGATGAAAACACTTACAGAAATAGATTTAAGTAAGGTAGTTGAACTAGAAGACGAAACAGACTTAGCAGGCGAAGCTGCCTGCGCTGGAGGTTCTTGCGTTATAACATCTTTTTAAACTTGTGACTATTTATAATAAAGACCATTATAACGGTATTTATTATGATAATTTACAAAACAACAAACACACTAACAGGTAAAATCTACATAGGTAAAGATTTGCATAACAACCCAGCATATTTAGGATCAGGTACAAAGTTAATACATGCGATAAAAAAGTACGGACGAGAGTTTTTTACAAAAGAAGTATTAGAGGAATGTACAGATCCTAAAACCTGGGTGAGCCGAGAAAAGTACTGGATTGAAACATTAAATGCAATAAGGAACGGATATAACATTGCAGAAGGCGGTACAGGAGGTAATACCAGGAAAGGCTTCTCACAAGAGGAAAAAGCACAGTATATAGCTAAGATGCAAAAAAGCAGAAAAGAATCAAGTAAAGTTCAAGAAGCTTACAGTAAAAGAAAAGGTGTTTCACGACCGGAGCATTCTGAAAAACTTAAGGAATTATACAGAAACGGGATAATGACACCGCACAACCTAGGTAAAACAACCCCGGAATACATTCGAAAAAAAATATCAGAAAGTAACAAAGGTAGAAAATTAACACCTGAACAGAAGCAAAAAATTGCACAAGCTAAATTTAAACCTGTTGAGGTATATACGCTAGAAGGTATTTATTTAGAAACACTGCCGAGTATAAAAGAAGCCTCGAAGAAATACCAAATCGGTAGGGATAGTATATACGGGTGTTGTGTTGGAAAATACAAACAGGGAGGAGGTTATTGTTGGAAATACGGTGCTTGTGAAGTAAAATAAAAATAATTAAAAATAGTTTAGAAAGAGCC